TTCCCTGCGGTTGAGTTCATTGACGTACTCCTGAGCCCATACATAGGGATCCTTTCCACCGGCTTTCGTCCGGACCTCATCAAGATTTCCGAGCTTTTCAACGGTGATAGTAGTAGGCCCGCTTTTTTTGCGGATTGTTTTCTGAACATAGAAAGAGGCTGAATTTTTTGATTTGCTAACGGTAAGTTTCATAGCGGCAGCACCTCCACAAGGCCATTATACCACACATAGCCACAAATAGCCACATATAAAACAATAAAATTTGACAAAAATAATAGACTGGAAATCCAGTCTTTACAATGGTTTGATGGTATTAACATGCAGAAATCAGGCGGTTAAACTGTCAAACTTCTGAAAGAGGATAAAAATAATAATTTTGTCGTGCTAGAATAGTATCGTGAAAATGCAGTCAGAGGTTAGCCTTTGGCTGCATTTTGCATTAATTCCCCAAGACTGGCCGGAAGGCGGATAAGCCGGCTGCGATAAAAATACCGCTGGCGGTCGTAAACACGGCCGCCTGTTTCTTATACGCAGGAGGTGACGGCGTGACAAATCCAAGGTTTCAGAACGGATCCTTACGAAGGAAATACAGGGAACGGATGAGGGCAGCCGGATGCACCTGCGGTATCTGCAACGGAAAGCTGGGACCAATCCACTACAATGAGCCATGCAACGCGGCACATCCGCTTTCATTCGTGATTGATGAAATTAAGCCGGTAAGCCGCTGGAAAGAGTTCGGTTATCCATCAGCACGGGCAGCAGCAGAGGATTGGAATAACCTTCAGGCTGCACATTACTGCTGTAATGCCGCTAAGAGTAATAAAACTAATGCTGAAATGGTCCGGACAAAGAGAATACATAAAATCATTCGAATAAGTGAAGAATGGTGAAAACGAGCAAGATGCACAGTCTTGCTGTCCACAGATTCCCGCTCAGCTGACGACAGATAGCACCAGGGGGGAGACCCCCACTGCCCCCGCCGGCGACCCCAGCGCTTTCCAGCGCCTATTTACCCCCGAGGGGGAAGACTTATGGGGGTGGTCATAATACCTTAAGGTTTTTATTAATATTAATATAAATACAGGAGCCGGAGAAAATGGAAAAAACAGACCTGGAATCGAGAAAAAACAAAGAAAAGAACAGGCTGAAAAGACTCCTGAAATCGGCGGGCACAGAGGAATGGAAGATCCGGATGCTCCTGCCGGTGATGGAGAACACAGCCTGGATGTGTGTGAAGCTCGAGGATTCCATTGCGGCTATCAAGTCATCGGAGATTGCGATCACCTACGACAACGGCGGCGGGCAGTCAGGCATTCGCCAGAACCCGCTTTTTCAGGGGTATGAGTCACTGTGGAAATCTTATATGACAGGAATGAGCCAGATCATGGCGTCAGCAGGAGCACAAAAAGATGTGAAGAGCGAGAAGCTCAAGCCGAAGTCGGTGATCGCGCTTGTAAGGAGCAATCAGAAGCAGGGATGAAAGGATCTCAGGAACCGAGGATCAGAATCGAGCCGAAACGGAATACCACGGACGGGACAGACGCGGGACTGCTCATGGCGGAATACGGCAGCAGGCTGGACCCGTGGCAGCAGCTTGTCGTTGATTGCTGGCTCGGCAAGGATAAAGCCGGAAAATATACGACAACGAGCGCGGGCCTGGCAATGCCGAGGCAGAACGGAAAAAATGTGTGCCTTGAGGCTCGGGAATTTTTCGGAATGGTGGTTAACGGAGAGAAGATACTCCACACAGCACATCAGGTGAAGACGGAAAAAGAATCCTTCCGCAGGCTTGTGGCAATGTTTACAAATGATATGCACCCGGACGCGGAGGCCCTGGTGGCACAGATCAGATATACGAATGGCGAGGAGGCAATTGTTCTCGACAATGGCGCGGAGATCAGATATTCCGCAAGGTCGAGACAGGCGACGCGAGGCTTTGACGGTGTTTCAGTCGTCGTATATGACGAGGCGCAGGAATTGACAGACGACCAGATTGAGGCATTGATGCCGACGCTGGCGGCCTCCAGGACGGGAACGAGGCAGACGATATACACAGGGACACCTCCCTATCCAAATTGTCCGGGAGAAGTATTCCGGCGAGTAAGGAAGTCGTGCATGGAGAACCCTTCGAGTCATGACGCATGGCATGAATGGTCGGTGGCGGCAGATTCCATTGACGAGATAGAAGTGTCAGACCGGAACCTGTGGTTCATGACAAACCCGGCGCTCGGGCTCCGGCTTACCGAGGAATTTACCGAGAATGAGTTTCAGACGATGAGTAAGGACGGATTCGCCAGAGAAAGGCTCGGCTGGTGGGCTCCTGTCCTGACAGAAAAATCAGACAACGCGATCGATAAGGCGGCATGGGCAGCGTGCCGCTCGGAAGAGAAGAAGCCGACTGGAAAGACGGCTTACGGGATCAAATTCACGCCCGACGGTGCTGAGGTGATCCTCTGCGGAGCGGTCTGCCCTTTCTCCGGCCCTGCCCGCATCGAGATGATAGAGAGAAGGTCGACGAGCCACGGGATCGCATGGATCGCAGAATGGATAAATCAGAGATACAAGACAGCGTGCTGTGTGGTCATAGACGGCAGGAACGGCGTGGATATCCTCTGCGAGCGGATCCACGGGACATGGAAAGCAAAGAATTCCGTCATAAGACCGACGGCGCGGGATGTAATCGCGGCGGCGAGTCAGCTGATCACGGAAGTGAACGAGCATACAGTTACATGGTACGCCGGACAGGATGATCTGGATGACAGTGCACTTACATCGGTCAAAAGGCCGATTGCGGGAGGCTTTGGCTTTGGCGGAGATAATCCGGCACCGGTTGAGGCAGCGGCGCTGGCACTGTGGGGATGCAGAACATCAAAGCGGGATCCGTCCCGGAAAATGCTGATAGGGTGAGGCCTGAAAATGATAGCTTTGAATGTAGGATATGTCGAAGGACTTCCGGAAACCGAACAAATAAAACTGAACAGCCTGGTAAACATCTACAACTACCATCTGGCAGCGAACGAAACAAAGAAGAAATACTACAACGGGCATATCAGCCTCCAGGAAGTGAATCTCGGGATTGCGCTTCCGATATCATTTAATAAGCTGAATATCGGGTGCAGCTGGGGAGCAAAGGCGGTTGATGTTCTGGCGGCACGGTCTATGTTTGATGGATTTGTGTCGGAAAACGGTGCGGAAGCGTCGACAATGACCGACATTGTGAAGCGCAACCGTATGATTGCCGAGTATGCCAAGGCCTGCCGGGATGAACTTCTGTACGGCGTGACATTTGCCGTGCCGTCCGGAGAACCGGATAACGCGAGGGTGCGGTTTTATTCTCCGCAGTGTGCGGCGGCATCCTGGTCGGCTGTGAAAGGGAGGATAGACTGCGGGTTCGCCTTTCAGGATGCACCGGATGATGAATCAGATATCAACTGGCAGCCGATGTATATAAATCTGTTTACAGACACAGATACATGGGTACTGTCGAAGGAATCCGGGTGCTGGGCTGCGGAACGGCATCCGCATAAATTTGGAAGACCGATGATGGTGGCGCTTGCCTGGAACCCGTCCAGTGACAAACCGTTCGGACAATCGCGCATCAAGCGCCCGATCCGGAAGCTTATACAGGGATATGTACGGACCATCGCTGACGCGACAATCGGTCTTGAATTTGCTACAAGTCCGTAAAAATATCTGCTTGGTGTGACGGATGAACAGTATGAGCAAATAACCAGCAATAAATTCAAGCAGTATGTCGGGTCCATCATTGCATCATCATCAAATCCGGAGACAGGACAAAACCCGGCATTCGGACAGCTGCAGCAGGGAAATATTGAGCCGCATGTGCAGATGCTCCGGCTTCTGGCAACACAGTTCTCCGCAGCAACGGGACTTCCTGTGACTGATACTGGCGTGATCAGTGACAGCAATCCGACGTCATCGGATGCAATCCTGGCACAGACGCAGACACTTGTTACGATGGCGGAGCAGCTGAACACATCAAATGGCGATGCGCTTCAGCTGGTAGCCCATATGGCACAGGCCATCGAGCTGGGAATGACACCGGACACGCTGCCGGATGATAACCGGAATGTCGTCGCACATTTTAAGAATCCGGCCATGCCGTCGATCGCATCAACGGCGGACGCGGCGACAAAGATTGCAGCATCCAGGGAGAATTTTGCCTCGACGGATGTGTATCTGGAAATGGTTGGGTTTGACCAGGCGGATATACGGCGTATCAAGTCGCAGGAGCAGAGAGCACGGGGGCAGCAGGTGCTTCTCAGCGAATTTAATGACGATACCGGAACAGTGACAAATAGCGACGATAAGAATATACGATGAATATACGGCTTGAAGATTGGGTCAGATACAGAGATAAAATCAGTAAAATCAGTGAAAAAGCAGCGGATGCTGTTCGGGATTATGTCTGGAAGGAACACAGCGGTCTTAACGATGTGTCCGCAGAGGAAATCATTTCGTATACAAAGGCCGTTGTGGATCGGTATTCGGATGCATCATCCGCGCTGGCCTGCCAGATGTACGACGAGATTGCAAAAGCGCAGAAGGCATTTGTCCCTCCGGCAGAGCCGGCAGAGGCCGCAGATTATGGAGAAGTCGCGAAGGCGATTCGCGGGGTCCAGAAACAGTCGCCGGAAGGAAAACTAATCGGCGATCCGGCGTACCGTTTCGTGAAGCGTGCCGCTGCCGATACAATGTTAAATAACGCGAAGCGTGATGGTGCGGAGTTCGCCTGGATACCGTCTGTAGATGGCTGTGCTTTCTGTCAGATGGTTGCATCCCGAGGATGGCAGCCGGCGTCAAATAAAACTGTACAGGGCAATCATGCAGACCATATCCATGCGAACTGCAAGTGCCAGTTTGCGATCCGGTTTGACGGCCGGAGCACAGTAGAAGGCTACGATCCGGATAAACTGAGAAAGCAGTACGACGATGCAGAAGGGAGTACCTGGCAGGAAAAGCTCAATTCTATGCGGAGAGGGCAGTATGCTGAAAAGAAAGACTTACAAAAGTCGCTGAATAGAGCCAGAACATTCAAGTCAGCAGATGATTTGCGGAAGGTCAGTAAAAGCCCAGTTTTGGATATGACAACAGTTGATGAGTTCAGAAACCATTTCCAGCAATATGGTGTTAGTGTTGAAGGATTTGATAAACAAAATGTTGAGCAAATAAAAATGTCATTATCCGGAGTTGATGATGCAATTTCAGCGTTGAAGGGAGCTGAAAATAAAATTAAAAAAATTCAATACAATCCGAATCTAAAAGTGTACGGGAAAATGAGTTCTGATGGTATAATGCAGATAGGGAAAGCAGGACTGAAGGATTACGGAACTGGCGCGCATGAAGTGGCACATGCTTTCGATTTCTATAAATCTGGAGGTGACAGAACTTCGTATTCTGAAGAGTTGGTCGAGAAAGCTAGAAAGAATCTGAAACTTCGGAGAAATTCAAAGGAATACATGAAGCAGTTGATACAGATCACCGGTAGCGCCGGAGATGCCGAAAAGCCATATGAAGTTTTTGCTTTTGGAATTGAAACACATATGAGTGGGATAAAAAATGATCTCTCGAAAGAGATCTTTAGACTAGCAACGGAGGAAACGGTATGAATTCACAACTACCGGAAAAAATCAAAAATGAGGAAACCGAATTATTAAATAAATACTTTTCCACAGATGAAGACGAAGACTTAATCGAATTTTTGCGCAAGAATGCTTCAAAAGAGTATTTGGATTATATGGTCAAGAAAGACAGAAGAGATAAAGAACTTTTAGAGAAGGGCATCATAGAAAACTGATAGGATAGCATCGGAGAGATCCGGTGCTTTTTTCATGCCGCGCAGGAACACTTAGATGCTTTTTTATGATGAAATTGGAGGAAACAGTATGAAAAGCTATGATGATGAAATCAACGAGCTTATTCGATGGATTAAATCGGCTGGAGCATATCTGCAAGAAAATGCAGAAGACATCGTGTATAAAAAACCATATTTGGCACATGACGGGGTCAGAATATATTTGAATTTGGATAGAAATGGATGGCCCTCAATCGAAGTCGACCAAGAGATTATTGTTCCACTAATACATGAAAACGAGAAGTGTTTATACCGGTTTTTGCTCGAAAAAATATCTCAAAAGGGTTTGAAGCCGTGCACGATTCATGCACGGTGTGCACGGGATTTAGCAGGGTTTTGA